CCATAAAATACACAAGCCATTAATACATCTTCAAAAAATATCTCAGCAGTTTGTGGTCTAGCTATGTATTCTAAGAAAAATTCATTTGTAGGGCCTTCATCCATATGAAATTTAGTCATTCCATGCAAAGCTCCATTAGATCCACCTCCACCAACTGTTCCTGATATATCATAACTATCACATCCAAATGAACCTATATGATCATTACCTGGATAAGCCTTACCTTGTTTGAATACTTTTTTGTTTTGAAGGTGCTTGTTGGGAGTCCAAGTCACATAGAATCTACCTCTATCATTAGGGCTAAATATTACTTGAGTATCTTTGATTCCATTTTTCCAAGAAAAAGATCCTCTTGTTATAAACTGATCCTTAATAAGAGATTCATTATAATCTATCTGTTGATATATTTTCTGCAAATTAAATAATGATTGTTTGCTCTCATCTCTAAATGCATGATTTTCAGATCTTGGAAACTGACGATAAAATTCATTAAGTGCATCAGGATCGTTTTTTAAAGATTCTACTTCATTCTCCCAATAATCTATAGCTCCTTGGGTGATGTAATCTCCATAAACATCTATAGTTTGCTCTTTAGGATTATATAAAACAGGTGCGCCATATATATCTATAAATCCTTCCATATTCCATTCCATAGGAATAAAAAGTGAATACAATCCACTTTTAGTTTGACCATTTGCGTTTCTATTGTTTACATCTGAATCATAAAATAATTTTTTAAAACTATCTCCTCCTTTTTCTAGAGAATTAGATGTACTACCCATCATACATTTTCCAATTACTTTACTACCTAATCTTAAACAAGTTTTAGTTACCCTCCAGTTATTTAAAATATTATTAGGTCTCTCCCACTTACCTGATTCATCATGAACTAATAGTTTTAATTTTTCCCCATCATAACTATTATCTCCAGTATTTTTCCAATCTATTGTTGTATCTAATCCCTCAACTAAGTCCACCTCTTCAGTATACATGTTCTTTTTTGTAATCTTTGAAGCTGGCACTCTATATGCTAATTCTGTTTTCGGTTTATCCATACCGTCTTGCACAGGTTTAAAAAAGAAGGGATAGTTATTTGAAATAGGAACCACCTTATCAGTAAACATTTTTTTTGCATCTGATCCTGTCTTAGATAATATACCTATTCTAGCATCTTTTGATATTGTACCAATATTAGCACACTCTTCACTTCCCATATAAGAAAAACCTGAACGTCTAATTTTTAAATAACATATACCGAATGAACGCTGATCAGCTTTACAAGCTTCCCAGTATAAGTAAAAAATTCTATTTGCTTCTCGGTAATTAGGAAAACCTACATCAATCTTTGTCCATTGAAGATACATATAGTGGGATCCTGTAATGTAAGTTTTTATTCCATTTGAATAGAACCAAAAACCTTCATCTCTTCTGTCAAATTCAGTTTCAATATAATCCACCCATTGATCTTTAAAAGAAGTAGGTGTGCTATGCCAATTAAATATGCTTTTAATTCTAAATAATTCTTTAGGATACTCGAACCTTTCCCAATATTGATTAGCTTTCTTGCTATCTCTTTTGTATATATTTTTGGGGGGTTTGGGTAGTGCAATTCTAAGTCCATTTATATTTATTACATCATCTATTTGTCCTGATTTAGATATAACAACTATGTCATGTTTTTCGTCATAGCCATACTTCCACGACTTAGCTTTATTTTTTACTGCCAAGGTGGATTTTGGAATAACATCCTCAAGTAAATGATATAATTTATTTTGACCTTCTTTCTGCAAAACCTCTTAATGTTTTATCTTTTGTTTTATTATCAGACTCGCCCAATAATTCTTTTTCAGTTTCTATTCGTGTTAGTATTTCAAAAGCATCAAATATTGCTAATTTTTTAGTTGCTGCCGCATTCTTCAATCTATCTGCTGCTAATTCATCATTAGGATCGGGTTTTATAATATCTTCTTTTGCTACTTTAATAAGCTGACGCACAGCTCGTTCCCCAGCTTTAATTATTTCTAATTTAATTTCTTTACTATCCATTTTTTAATTTTAAAAACATAACTTGAACTAATCTAGCTTCATCACCTTCACCAAAATTATGTAAACAATTTCTTGAATGCTTTATGTGTGAAGGGAATATAAAAAGAGAATTGTACTTTGCTTTACATACAAGTATCTCATTATCATCCTCATCATATAATGTTGTTCCATATCCAACTGGATATGTTTTATTTAAATATAATATAGCAGTGTAATCACCATGCATATCATCTTTATGAATAAAGTTGGGCTCTTCTTGGCCTAAAGGAGACATTCTGGCAAAACTTAAAACAAGCTCTGCATCTAATAGTTTCTCGATAGATTTTATCAAATCATCAGCCTCTAGCTTTTGTACATTTTTGAATGTACTAACTCCATCATTAAAATCTACAAACCCTTTTTTCTTTAAAGAAGAAACATACTCATCAGGTTTATTATATACATCTGTTAAAAAAATTGTTGTCATAATATCATAGTTATATTATTAGTATACATTCTATATAATTTTTCACCGTCTACATTATACTCATACTCACTGTCAGGTTGAAATGAAATTAAGTCCCCCACCTTTAATCCTTTATTTTTAAGCTCATCATTTGAATATTTTATAATCCCTGTTAATGGTTCTTCTTCTTGATGAGTTTTAATATAATGATTTTTTTTAGGTATTGGTTTAATCATGCAATACTTTGAGTGACATTTCCAAACATCATTATGTTTATACATATAAAACTGATCCATATCAATAAAAAAAAGGTCGTCTTTAAAAAAGCTTTTACCGCTTTTTTCACGCCCTCTCATATCATTGTAGTATTTAAAAACATTGTGATGAACAAGCAAAGTGTCACCTACTTTAATATCCCCTTTATAGTTTATAGGAACTTCTTGAACAATAGCATACCTATTAGAAACGGTATGATCTTCTTTTGAACTGCTTACAATAAAATCAATATTGCCAATTCGTTTTGTGTTGTCATACCTTTTTCCATTGTAAGGTTTTACAATGAAGTAAAAAGGTGATTTCATTCAAAATTAATATTATATTCAATTGAAACAGGCATATTAGGGTTGAACTCCTTCCACAAATAAATTTCTTGATCAGAGTTTTCTACCCATATTTTTATTGAGTTAGAATCTGAATCATGTTTGATTAAGTGTATATGATAGCTTCCTCCTAGTACTACCTGATTTACTATGTAGTGCATAGCACTAGACTTATAGTCTGCTCCTATAGAGATTTTTCTAATTTCCATTACATTTTATTTTATTACACTAACCGTATCCTAACTACGCCAGCGTTGTGATACAATCCGCCTACAGGTATTCCACCTGCTGCCGCTGCTGTATCGTCAGCAAAATTAAACCCTACAACTGTAGGTAAAATTACTCTTGGTACTTGAGGTGTGCTTGGAGCTCCACCGTTAATTCCACCTTCTGTAATTAATAATGCATTTGAATCAGTGTTTACATTTAATCCTGTTGAAACACTAAATGCAACTTCTCCTAATCCATTTGTTCGGTCAGTTGCAGGATATTCAGCTACATTATTTCTGAATCCTAGATTCATTGTTTTGTCAGAACCTACAAGCTGCGCTCCAATAGTAAATGAGTTTCTGTCATTTACTCCATTTGGCCCTGTATTGTTTTCACCGAAAGAAAACATTGAATCTTGTCCTGCAAGTACATTGCTAAATCCTAATGCGAATGCATTATTTTCTGTAGTAATATCATTTTGTCCACCCACAATAAATGAAGAATAACAATCCTGCATAGTATTTTGGTATCCAATAATATGACTTCTACTTGTATCTGTTGCGTTTGTAAAGTCGGCACTGTTATCTACTCCTAAAATTGCAGATCCTGTACCCGCTATAAGTTCATTTCTAATTCCAATTACTGCACAACCCGATGAGTTACTACTAATACTTTGTTGTGCTGAATACGGCCCAACAATCATACTTGCTGCGGGAGTGCTAGATCCTTGATCTACTCTATCTGCCACCACTAAACCTGTGCCTACCCTTACAGCACTATCAACCATTCTTACAATTTCTTTACTTAAGTTACTTGGCCCTGGTTTTTGGTTAGAATAGAATGAAGTTCTATTAGTACCTCCGATATATATTGCATTATCTTGTACAAAGTTGTTAAGGGAGTTTCCTAACACTATTGCTCCTACTCTACCAACAGCTCCTCCACTAGGCTGATTGTCATTACCTAGAATTAACGATTTTCTTCCTACAGAACCTGCAGAAATTAACCATTCATTTCCTTCACCAACTACACCTGCACTACCAGTTATTGTATTACTATTACCTAAAGCAAAGTTCCCATTACCTGGTTGGGCTGCAGCAATATCATTAACTTTATTGTTGTGTCCTATTGCTACATTTCCTAAACCTCCATCTTCAACTACATCATTGTCTGATCCAATTGCAATCGAATACTTACCATTTGCTGATGATCCAGATCCCATAGCAATAGATCCCTCTCCATTTGCATTAGATTCTGGCCCTAGAGCTGTAGCATATTTTCCAACCGCAAGGGCTTTATAACCCAAAGCGGCAGATCCCTCTCCTTGCGCTTCAGCTTCATCACCTAAAGCGATTGCCTCTTTTCCTGAAGAGGAAGCTGCGTTTCCTACGGCAACAGATCCATCACCTGATGCGGTGGCTCCTTTACCTGCTGCTAATGCAGATTCTCCACCTGCTACGGACGCATCTACTAAAGCCATTGATTTTAATCCTGTGGCATTTGTGTCTTTACCTATAGATACTGAATTTGATCCTTGTGCAATTGCACCGTCCCCGATTGCTACATCATAATCATCAAGTGATTCAGTTTTAGTACCTAAAGAAATTCCTCCATCTTTTTTAGCAGTAGCTGTATCTCCCATGGCAACAGAATTATTACCTTCTGCGACACTAGCCGTTCCTACTCCAATTGCTGAAATTCCCGAAACCTTTACGCCATCTCCTAATGCTGTGGCGTGAGTATTAGTAACTTCATTGTCTTCTCCAGAAACTAAAACAAATTTTGCTGGAGTTGTTGCGCTATTACTTGATCCTACCACTAACGATGAGGTTGCGTCATTTGTATTTCCATCCCCACCAGTTATTGAGCTACTCCCACTTACTGTATTAGAATTACCTGAAACTAAAGAGCGAGTTGAAGTAACAGTATGAGTATCTCCAAATACTGAGTTTAAAGAATCTGTAATATTATGTGTTGTACCAGCAGCAATATTTCCCGTTCCTGCTCCAATAGTTATTGAGTTTCCAAATACTGCATTGTTAGAAGTGTCTATCTGATGATCTTGTCCAATTGCTATAGAATATCCTGCGCTAGCATCAATTAAGTTAGCTTCTCCCACTGCAATTGAGTAGTCTCCAGCAACTGTATTATCTTTTCCACCTGAGACTGATCCTGCTCCGCTCACTGTAACACTTTCTCCAATTCCAACAGAATAGTCTCCACTTACACTTGAGCTGTCACCACCTACTAAAGATCCCGTTCCATTAAGTTGGTTTCCCTCACCAAATGCGACTGAACTTTGACCTTGAACTGTATTTTGATTACCTGTAGCCAATGCATAATTTGATTCTACTATATGGCCTGTACCTCCAACAAGAGACTCTTGACCATCTGTGTCAACATTATGACCTGTTCCAAATACAGCTGCTGCTTCAGCCTGGTTAGAAATATTACCTCCAACCACAATTGATGATTGGCCAGAATTTTCATTGTCCTCTCCACCACTAATAGCTAAATCTGCTGTAATTACTTGATCACTACCAAATGCATTCGATCCTGAAGTTCCTGTAATTGTATGAGTTGCTGGATTATTAAACGCAAGTGAAGTTCCTCCTGGAATAGGATCGATAACTATTGGAGCATCTCCTAGTTCATTAGAAGAAGTCCATATTGCAATGTTACCTGCTGTACCTGCGCCCGTTAATACTGATGAGTTGTCTATTTTATCCCAAAATATATTGTTGTTTAAATCTTCTGACACTATTGCCCAATCCCCAACTTTCCAGTCAGTTATTGTTCCACCACCTTGAGTGGTTAAAGCAACACTACCATCTGCAGTAACAATCCAATACTTACCTGTGTTAGCAGGATCTAAAGGAACATTAAGTAGGTTTGGATTACCTCCATCACCTAAAGCTCCACCTTCTGCCGATGTTCTTGCATCCCAACTACCTTGAAACTCTAATCCAGATCCTTGATAATTTTGCCATTCAACTGAGCCATTAGGTTGAGAAACTAATACTTGCTCGCCTGAACCAGCTAAGTCATTTGCATCGTAAACAACTGAAGTGCCAAAGTAGGTGTTTACTCCCATCGTTAAATCCGCTCCTACATTAACATCTGCTACAGCATTTACATCATTTCCTGTTATTTGTTGAGCAACAATTAAATTACCAATTCCTGCTCCATTGTTAAGATAAACTGTAGTTCCTAAAACTTCACCTGGGTTTCCACCTAATGAAGCTGTGTCTTGATATAATAAAGAATCCACTAATAAAACTGATTCTTGGCCTGCACCTGGTGCAGTAAAAATTGGCAGTCTGTATGATACACCATCAAATGCCGCATCAATAATATAATCAGCAATACCTTGTATTGTAAATGTTTTTGTCTGCTTATCAATCGGTGTTGAATTTGCAGCTGTTCCAATCAAATAATCTGCCCCTTCAATAGGAGTTTGATTTGGATATGATAAAGTATTGCTAATTTTTGCCATCTTATTCTTTTTCTTTTATTTCCCCTGTTTGTAAATTAATAACAGAATTTTCGCCATATTTCTCCATTAACGATTGTTCTAGTTCAGCAAATTGAGATCTAATTTCTTGTACGCTTGAAATTATTATAGATTTTTGAATCTCTAAATCTCCTAGCTGTGTTTTTGTTTTTACAAAATCAGAGTTTAATTGTTGTAATTTCTCTAATTCTTCTTTCTTTACTTTTTTCATTATTTTAAATTTAAGTTATTAATGCAAAGGTAATCAATTATTCTTATATTTTTTCCGCAACTATTTATGCTTGTTATTACCCATTACCTTCTCAATTCCCCTGGAACCGAAATATGCTCCAACAATAAGTGAAAGGACTCCTGCCACACTATCTAATTCATATCCCGCATACCAACCTATTATGTATGTTACTGAAAAAAATACAAGTGTAATTGGTCGTACATTTTTTGAAAGCCAACTCGTACTCGCCATATCGGCTGTCCATCTTTTTGAAACTTCCTGCATTTCAATTATATCTAGTTCTAAAAGCTTCATTGCTTTTTCTTTATCTTCAGCGGGCATAGTATCGTCTTTATCAATTAAATTTTTTACTACACCTAAAACTCCTTGATCAGGCAGCACATCTCCAATTGTTCCCAACAGACCTGGTGCTGCTTGAGTAAGAAATTTTCCCACTTTTGTGTCTTTAAATCTTTTTTTTGTCTTACTCATATTAATTCTTATTTTTTTTAATACTACCACTTGATGTTGATGGTGTAGATAAACTAGGTGAATATGAAGGGCCTGTTCCTATATTAGATGGCTTATTATATGTTCCTGTCGGTTTATTATGAGGTATTGTTACATTCGGAATAGTAACATTCACCTGAGGTCTTGGTTTAGTATAATAATAACCCCATCCATGTTGATAGCCTGGATTAGGATGCCAATAACTATAATAATAAGGATAAGAATGATATATATTTTGATACACTCTAGGCCTTAATGAATTAACATCAAGTTGTATTGTATCTCCTTCAGCCGTAACAGCTAATACTTTTATTGTATTTGATGGCGCTGGCGTATAAGACGCGCAACTTATAATAATTAAAATAATTCCTAAACTAAATACAATGTTTCTTATTTTCATTTTATATTGTTTTATATCTTGTTTTACCGTTTTCTTTATAAGCTTTCAAACATCTATTTCTGTTTTCCTGTTTATCTACATATGAAACATGAATCCAACTAGGATTTTCATCGCTTCCAAACTCCCATATCAATTGATCAAAATCTAAATTCTCTCTAATATACATAAACATTTCTGCATTTGTTTTGTAGCCATATACATCATCGAGGTCAATTGCACATCCTTCGCAATGTTGTGATTGGCTACTCCCTCCAATAGCAGAATTCAATTCTGGTGATCTAAAAAAAGATGTAATTTTTATAGGCCCTCCGACATAACTTCTTAATGGT